AACGGTAAACCAGAAGAACTGTTTAGCATTATGCAGTTTGTAAACCTTGCTGTCCTTGGTCGCTTTGATATCTTTGACCAAGCATTTATTGTGCGTAATACCTGGGGTGGTGTAGACCGCTACCGTAACCTACCTACTTTGCATAACAAGATGAAAGAAGCATCTGTACGCAAGTCTCAGAAAGACCCAGATGTTGCCCCGTATCTTCCCGACTCAATTCACAAAGAACCATTGTTTATTTCTTTGGATAGGAAGTCTGCAAAACTTTATACAAAGATTGCTAAAGATTTAATATTTGACTTAGATAATGCCCAGGCTATGTTTGGCTCTTCGTTCAATGTGTTTGCTCATTACGGGTATGAGCGCTCTAACAACCCGTTAGCAGATGAGGTACGTGGGGCAATCATGTCCAAGGTACAAGCTTTAAAGATGCTTTGTTCCCACCCAGACCTTATTAGAATTAGCCATAAAAAACACATTAGTGCTACTGGAGAAGGCTCTGTCTATGCTCATGAACTTGTAGAAGAAGGGTTCCTTGACGGAATTACCAACAGCCCTAAACTTGAAATGCTTATAGAATATGTTAATGATTTTTTAGACCAACGTCCAGATAATAAGTGTGTTATTTTTGCTTCCTATGTAGACATGGTAGACATCATTCAGGAACGTATTGGTAAAGAGCGTTCAAGGATTTACACTGGTAAACTAGATGCTAAAACAAAAGAGGAGAATAAAATTGCGCTTAATACAGACCCTACCTGCCGTGTCCTTATTAGTAGTGACGCTGGGGGCTATGGCGTGGACCTTCCTGCCGCTAATTTGTTGGTTAACTATGATTTACCTTGGTCGTCTGGTGCAGCAACGCAAAGAAACGGACGCATTAAACGTGCATCCAGCACATGGGAAACCATCGTCATCCAAGACTTCCTAGTATCAGGCTCTATTGAAGCTCGTCAGTTTGATGCGTTACAGCAAAAATCTTCCGTGGCTAATGCGGTTATGGACGGCGAAGGTATTGATACTGAAGGCGGGGTTGATTTAACCCTTGCATCTCTTAGGTCTTTTCTAGTTAGGAGTTCGGTTTAGACACGCCGATGATGAACTGGTAAAATAGAATTACATGTTAGGCAAGTTACTACGCCTGACTCCCGCCGTGGCGCTTCTTACAGGTTTACTTGTATCGCTACCCACAGCCCAGAGTCAGGCTAAGACCCAGATAACAACCTGTAGAACAGGACAACACGCTGCTTCTAGAGCAGTACAGAGGCTTCCATACGCCTCTCCTAGGTACAATCAGGCTATCGCTCAATACCAAATGATTACTAAGTATGGCTGGTGTGGACAGGAATACTCTTGTCTGGTCACCATGTGGAACCACGAGAGTGGTTGGAGGGCAAACGCTCATAACCCATATTCAGGAGCACACGGCATCCCGCAGTCTTTACCAGGCTCAAAGATGGCAAGTGCTGGAAAGGACTGGAGAACCAACCCTGCTACCCAAATTGCTTGGGGTTTAAGGTATATCCATAAACGCTACGGAACTCCTTGCGGTGCATGGGGGTTCTGGCGAAACCATCACTGGTACTAATGTGCTAGGATGTCAGAAAGCCAATCATTAAGGAGAATAATATGGCATTGGACTTTGGGTCATTGGTTGACCTAGAAGAAAAGAAAGACTTATTGGAAAACGCAATTCGTAATCTTGCATTCCAGGGATATCAAACATCTCTGCGTAAGCGAGTTGCTGAAGCTCTCAACCAAGAAGACGAAGTAAAAGACATAGATTATATGCTTTCTCAAATTGAGACAACCTTGGCAGTACACCAGGAAGAACTCAATTCTTTGAATGGTGTATAATAAAAGTACATCCTAGACGATGGTCTTAAAGCCCCCTGTTTTATACGGGGGGCTTTTTGCTTTCCCTAAGCCCTGATTATTTAGCTCATCTCATTTAAACTAGAGGTAAGTCTAGGAGATAGTTAAGTTGAAATTACTTAGGGTTTTTGTTGCGCTCACTCTAATGTTTTTGTTCCCAGCAACGGCTGCGTTTGCTGATTCTACAAGCACGTCTGTTTATCTTATGGCTTGGGAAAACAGCAGCATTGATTACACAGTTCCAGAAGGATACTTAATTAGCAGTGTTGATTTTGCTTCTTACGGAACCCCTACTACTGAGTTTACTGTTGGTGCGTGTAACGCAGAAGACTCGTTAGACACAGTTAATTCATACACAACAGATACTACTTTGCAAATTGATGCAAACAATGATACTTTTGGTGACCCTTGTGGTGGAACATACAAATGGTTAGAGGTACTGTTAACTATTGACCTTGACCCTGACTACGTTGCTCCAACACCAGAACCTACAGATACAGCAACGCCAGAACCAACGGATACAGTACTCCCAACACCAGAGCCTACAGACATTTTGCCTACTCCTGAGCCAACGCCTAGCGATACTCCAACTGTAGACCCTACTCCAACCCCTGAGCCAACTCCGTCAGAGACTGTAGAACCGACTCCAACTCCAACTTCAACTCCTGAGCCAACGCCCGCGTCTCCATCAGAATCACCAACTCCCCAGGCAAGTCCAACTCCTGTTCCAGTTTCCGTTGTGATTCCATCTATTACTCCTAGTCCTAGTGATACTCCTACCCCAGATGTTACTCCTACACCTGACCCAACGCCAACTGACGCCGCTGCAGTAGCAGACGCATTGGTAACTCAATACGCAGGTACCGCGATTCCTGCTGATGTATTTGCAGCATCTGGGCTTACTTACGCAGACCTACCACCAGACCAACCAGTAACTTTGCCTAACGGTGTAGTACTTACTGCTAGTGTGGCCGATGCTATTCAGATATTTAACTCGGCATCTGCAGTTTTATCTGCTGTATTTACTGACCCAGGTAAGGCATTAAAAGCTATTGCCAATGTTGGTGCAGACATGACACCAAAAGCAAGAAAGAAAGCACAACAGGCTGTGGTACCAGCAGTCATTGTTACTCAAATTATTTCTGGTACAGCCTCCCTACTGATAAGGAAACCATAATGAAACTATTAAAGTGGTTAGCTAGTGCCTTTATTGAGACGCTGAACCAGCTGTGGACACTATTAGGTATGTTTGTTGCTTGGTGTGTACTTACTGGCTCAGCCCGTAGCGTTGTTGGGTATGCCGTCCTACTTACCTTAATAATGTGGCTTATTACCATTGGATTACGCGACCGAGAGTAGTCCTATCAGGTATAATATAAGTATGTCTGATGCCGCAAAAACCCGTACCGTCCGTGTGGACGATGAGCTATGGGAAGCCGTCCAGACACAGGCTAAAGAAGACGGTATCACCGTTACCAGCCTTGTGATTAATGCTTTTTACGAATATTTAAAAGCTGCGCGAAATCGTCAGTAACATGTGCTAGAGTATCTCTTAGCCGAAAGGGGCAAAGATGGAACTCTTAGACATTATTGAAAACGTTCGCCAAAAGGTTGTGCTTGATGAGCGCATTAAAGAACTTACTGACATTCAGAATGACATCAAAAAAGTTATCCGTGAAGGTGTAGCGGAACTTGGTGTTGAGAATGAAAACGGCCACGTTGTTGTAGCAATCAATGACGAAGTATCTGGCGTTAAGAATGTCATGCAACAGCGTAAGGTATCTAAGTCATTAGACATTGATGTTGCTGAAGACATTCTAAAAGAAAAAGGTATTCATGAGAAGTGCATTAAGATGGTACCTGTGCTTGATGAGGATGAAATCATGGCAGCGTACTATGATGGCACTATCACAGAAGAAGACATTGACAAAATGTTCCCAGCCAAAATCACTTGGGCATTGGTAATGCCAAAGAGCTAGCCATGGAAGATTTTATAGACGATTTGTTTTCAGAGGTAGATGTGTACTATCCTGGTAGCAAGCGTAAACGTAAGTCCCTGGAAGAGAAACCCAAAAAAGAATTTGTTCCTAAAACCTGGGACTCACGTCCTTACATTAAGAAAGTAAATGGGAAAGACATAGAGTTCTTTACACTAGGTGCTCTAGCAGATGCGTTAAGTCGTCCTATTGTGACATTGCGTTTATGGATGTCAAATGGACAACTGCCCACATCTATGTATAGACTACCTGATGTAACAGATAAGAACGGAGATGTAAGGAGAGGTCGGAGATTGTACACTCGTAGTATGATTGAAGCCGCAATTGACATCTTTGAGAAAAATGGACTACTATCTTTAGATAGGATAGACTGGTCCGAACATAGGGGAGTTCCACAAGAACTTTCAGAGGCTTGGAATAATCTAAGTCTTAATAACTAAATACATTGATAACAATAATCACACTAAGGAGTTAACCATGAGTGTTAACAAGATTGAAGAAGACAAGTATCAAGACGTATCAGGCTTTGATGACGACTTTGATATTGATGCCCGTCCATCGCAGGCTACAAGCACTACTACTGCAATTGGTTCTGGTTGGGACGATGCTGAAAAGCTAACCGTTTCTACTAGCCAGTACCCAACAGAGTTCCGTCAGAGTGACCGCGAACAACTTATTAAGTTCATTGACCCAAATGGTCCTTTTGCTACATACAAGATGCACTTCTTGTCGCAGAAGACAGAAGGTAAGCGCTCATACGTTTGCCTAGGTGCCGTTTGCCCATTGTGCAACATCCTTGGACACAAGGCTGAAGATAAGCGTTCGTTCACCATTGTGAACTTCTCAGCTGACACTGGCTTCACCCGCCAGATTCTTACAGCAACCCCACGTCTTTACCGCACATTGGCTCAGGCTAATGCGGAGAAGTTTGGTCCTCTCAACAAGCACTTCTGGTCATTGAGCCGTACAGGCAAGATGCAGACTACTGTCTACAACTTGATTCCTGTTAAGGAGCGCGACCTATCGGAAGAATACGACCTTAACATTGATGAGGTTAACGACTTTCTATCGGCTGTTGAGCCATACGTTCGTTCAGACATCCGTGAGCATTCAGTTGCTGAACTCACTGAGATTGCTAACGACCTTCTCTAATCACACATAGACTGCCACTAGCCGTAGGAACCCCCCTTGCCTACGGCTAGTGGCTTTAGGGGACCTTATGAACATTATTACTACCGCTGACCAATTAAATGAAATGGTCGCACATTACTTAACGCAAGATGTATTTGCGTATGACGTTGAAACCGTGGGAGACCACCGAGGCTCTACGCCTATCAATGATGTGCTTTGGATTACGCTAGCCACGCATGGTCGTTGTGATGTTATTCCTATGGGTCATCCTAATGGTGACTTCATAGAAGAGATTTTTCCATTAACCGAAGCTGGTCAAAAGCGCCTTGAAGCTGGTCTTAAGCCTCGTGCTAGCGATTACTCTAAAGATAAGCGTAAGGCAGATAAAGTTTTTGGTACTCCTCCAGAACAGTTGTACCCTGCAGAAGTATTTGCTGCGTTAAAGCCTTTGATGTTTAACAAAGACATTCTTACCGTAGGTCATAACTTAATCTTTGACTTGACATCTATTGCTAAATACTATGGTGGGGAAGTTCCAGTAGGTCCTTACTTTGATACGATGATTGCCTCATTCCTCAGCGATAACCGTAACAAGAATAAGTGTGGCTTGGACGACTGCCTTAAGCGAGAGTTTGGCTATGAAATGGTTAAAGGCGTAGGTAAAGAGGTAGAGAAGTATTCTTTTGATGAGGTAGCCAAGTATGCATACCTTGATGCTAAATACACATTCCTGTTGTGGAAATCTTTAAAGCAAAAGATTGAAGACGGTGGGTTTAGCCAAGTTATGGATTTGGAAATGGATGTGCTTACTGTCCTTTGTAGCATGAAGTTAACAGGTGCACCCATTGATGTTGAGGCCCTTACGGCGCTAGATGCACAACTTCGTATAGATATTGAAGAAGCACGAGCCAATATTTTTAGTATTGCTGGTCGCGTGTTTAACATTAACTCTAACCAGGAAAAACAATTCTTATTGTACTCCAGTAAGAAAGAAGGCGGTCGTGGACTCAAGGCCCGCAAGTTGACTCCTGCTGGACAGAAGCGTAAAGAAAGTGGGGAGAAGCCCATTTACTCTGACTACTCCGTAGCTGCTGATGCACTGGAAGAGTTTAGATACATTGACCCTTTAGTTGCGGCCTTACTTACTTACTCAGACCTTAATAAACTAAGTACTACATATGTGGTACCTTACCTTGGAGGCGAAGTTGTCAGAACTACAGGCGGTAAAGAGAAACGTGAGCAAAAAGATAGCTTGCTTATTAATGGGCGCATCCATTGTGACTTCGTACAGCACGGTGCG